GGGGGGATCGGGTGGCGGGTGTCTACGAAAATAGCTATTGGTATCCAACCACCGAAAAAATTGTCCAAAGTGCCAACCCCGAAAAAATGTGCAAAGGGGCTTGACAAATTCCCACCAAATGATAAAAAGCGGCATGAGCAGTCCAGTTAGTTATGATTTGCAGGGGCAGGGTGGTGGAGTTATCCTTCAAGCTACGGAAAGCGCAACAGGCAATTTCCGATGGATTCAAGTAGTTAACGATTGTGTTTTGACGGATCTTGATTCAACTAACTTGGACAACATTGGATCTCTGGTTGGCATTACAATTCCAGCAGGTGTTGGCATTGGTGGTAGATTTACATCCGTGATTGTTGATACTGGGGTTGTCATTGCTTACTACGCTTAATGAGTCAGTTTGCACAGAGTGGTAGTGCGATGGATGATGGGCAGTCCTCTGATGGGGACGGAGGTTTTATTGGGATCAATCAGCGACTGCAGTTGAATCAGCTTGAGACTGGTGAGGTGCGTGAGTCGTTGAATGGTCGGATGGATGGATATTGGAAGCCTCGTAAGGGGATTGTGGCTAGGACTGAGTCTTTGACTAGTGGTGGTAGTCCATTGCAGTTGCCCTTCTTCCTGATTGATTCTGCGAAGAGCATTACTGCTGCCAGTGTGTCGAGTGGTGTGGTAACGATTACGATTACTGGTCATGGGTTGACTGGCACGGCACTGGCTCGCGTTGCTGGGTTAGTTGGTGATGTCGAGATGAATGGTGACTTTACGTTGACCGTAGCGAGCGTGGATACGTTAACGTATTCGGTGCCTGGGTTAACGACGATCAGCGATCAGACTGGCACCTTGTCTACGACTCCCATCAATGATGCAGCTAACGTGAATGTTCGGGCATCTTGTTTGTTCAGCGATCCAAACTCGTCGAATGCCGAGAGTGTGGTGCTGGCATTGGATACTAAGGCGATCTTGGTAGATCTCGATGGGTATACCACACAGGACATTGCGTATCCTACTGGCAAGACATTGTCTGGTGATACAGAGATGATACAAGCGTTTGATCGTGTGTTTTTGTTTCGTGATGGAGCGCAGGGGTTTGAGTGGTTCAAGAATGGTCGCCAGATCGAGAGTGCTAGTCAGGCAGGGACGACGACAGTGACGATGCGTATTAAGGATCACGGATTGTCTGTGGATGATTCTATTGTTGTCAGCGGATTGACTGGTGGAACTCCTGCCAATGGCACGTTCGTTGTGCTGTCTGTGACTGACAAAGATGTGTTTACATATACGTTTACGACATCTCAGACGCAGACATTCACGGTGACGAATGGTGTGCTGAAAGCTGGGTTTACTTTGGTGCCTGGAGGCGTATATACGCAACCACAGGTTTTTAGCGTTGTAGGTAACGATGGTTCTGTGACGAATGGTGTTGTGAGCTTGACTGTGTCAGGCAACACCACAATTCAGGCAGGAGATACGATCGTGATTTACGAGACGACTGTTCCTGCGTTCAGTGCAATCTCTGGACAGTCCTTTGAAGTGCTAAGTGCCACTACAACCAACATTTCGTTTATTGCGCCTGTGGCTAATCTGGCTACATTGGGTGGTGGGTTAATGGTGGAAGTTGGGGGAAGGTTTAGTCTTGGCATTGGGTTCATTCATCAACCGGCTCCACCATGGGGAGTTTACTTTCAGCGTCGATTGTGGGTTCCGTTTTACTACGAACCTGGTGGCACGTTTAGCTCTCCGAGCTACACAAGCAGGAAAATTACTGATGAAATAACCGTTTCGGATATTTTAGACAGTCATACGTTTGATCAGATTGCCAATCAGTTCAGAATTACTGGTGGAACCGCAGATCATCTTGTGGCAATGCAAGGATTCTACGAAGACAAGCTCGTTGTTTTGAATCGAAACAGTTTGCATTTGATCAGTGGCACAACTGGGTCATTAAATGACACCAAAGTAACGGCATTGACGGATGAAGTTGGGTGTTTGGCAAGGAAAAGTGTGGTCATGAAAGGAAATGCCATGTTTTTTCTGTCTGATGACGGTGTGTATGCTGTAGAATTCCTCAATGATTACAATTTGCGAGGCGCGGATGAGCCAATTTCCAAGAACATCCAGCCTTATATTGACAGAATCAACAAAAACTTGGCTAAAGATGCTGTTGGAGTGCTGTTCAACAATCGATATTACCTTGCTGTTGCTCTGGACTCGATTGTTGGAGCTAATGATGCGCGTGGAAACAACACAATCCTAGTGTTTAACTTCCTGAATAAAGCATGGGAGTCAGTTGATACGTTTGGAGCGACTGATTTCGTCATTAAAAACATCATCATTGGAAGTGCTGCTGAAAGAAATAGCATCTATGCCGTAACATCCGCTGGTGGATTGCATGAATTAGAAGTGTCTGAGACATCAAACGACATCCTGATGTCTAGTGGATCTCAAACAAGCGTTTCAATCAACTCATCTTTGACCACCAGAGGATATTCCTTTAACAATCTCGATCGCAAACGATTCACAGATGGTCAAATCACCATGCAATGCGTCGATGGTGGTCTGGGTGAGTATAACATCTCCTTTGCTGCAGAAGATCCAGACAACAATCAACCGATTGGAACGACAACAACCTTCCTGGGTGGAGAAGTTCTAGGCACTGGATCAACCAATGAAGACGAGACTGGAAACATTCGTTTCCGCCTCGGAGGCATCAGGGGATACTTGGGAACCTTAACCTTGACAAGAACTATCGGTTCTCCTAAGATTACGTCTATAAGAGTCACTGGTTCTGTGACAAATCGACAAATTATATCACAAAAATAACATGGCTGGGGTAGTAGAAACAACACATACTTTTGCAAACAACGAGGTTATTACCAGCACGTTGATGAATAACATCATCGACGAGACGCTATTCACTTCTGATGCCTTGGTTTCTGGAAATGGAACTCTTGCGCTAGTAGCTGGCAAGCTCAAGGTCGCAACAGCTGGCATTACGTCCAACGAAATGGGAACAGATGCGGTGACTGCTAATGCTATTGCCAGTGGAGTCATTACCAATGCCAAGATTAGTGCTACTGCTGCCATTTCCTTATCAAAACTAGCCAGTGAGGCATTACCTGCTGGCATTACTGTAGCTACTGCCAACTTGGTCGATGCTAATGTCACCACAGCAAAGATTGCTGATGCTGCTGTGACCGCACCAAAGCTCAATGGAGCGCAGACTGGATCGGCTCCAGTGTTTGGTGTCCGAGCATGGGCAAAATTGAATCCTTATGTGAGCAGCATTCGCACTGGTGCATATAAATCTGGCAACTACACAAGAACTGCCACGGAAACAACTGTTACCATGACTGATCATGGTCTTAAGGCTAATGACAAAATTCGATTAGACTTTACTAGCGGCACTGCAACTGATGGGTTGTATACAGTTACATCATCCGCCAATGCGAATGAGTTTGTTGTAAACCATACTGGATCTTCGACCTCTGGAAATGTTACTGCTCAGTTTGTAGCAATCCAAGCATCTGGGAATATATCTACAGCGTCATGGTTTGATACTGGTGATGATACAATTGTTTTGAATTTCGCAACCCAAATGCCTAATGATGACTATGCTTCAATTGTAACAGGTCAATTTTTCCCTGGCGCATGGGCTACTACTACAAACGAATATACAGTAGGTAACACGCAAGCAAATACTGTTTATCAAGCACACATCTATATGAATCAACCAAATAGATTTATTAATGTAGTAATTATTGGATGAACCCTTACCTAAAAATTGCATCTAGTCTTTATGAAAAAATCAACACAGACTTCCAAGCACTTATTGGCTGGCATTTGTCTTATGGGATTGTTGTTTCTTCTCCTTATTTTTTTGCACTGGGGTTCCACGTTAAAAGTAGCAATCTGGAAGAAGCTGTTGCATTTGAAGACTCTGATACGCTATACGTCACTATGTGCTGTGGCAGCATGGCAAGTGCGCTCACGCCATTTAAGGACAACTATAAATACATTGCTTTCAAACGAGACTTCAAACAGTCAAGTCGTGACCGTTTGCTAAACATGAAAAAATTCTACTCTAAACTGTAACACATTATGGGATCAGCACCAAAAGTTAAAGCTCCGAAAATGGATATCTCCAGCGATATTCGGCAATACGTTTCGGGAATGTCGCAATCTCTGCCGCAAATTTTTTCGCAAGAGCAAAAATTCCGTCCACAGTTCCAAGGCTTAAACCTTAGTGATATTCAATCATTCTTAAGTGGAACAGGTGATCAACAAGGTTTGTTTGGTCTTAGTAATCAAGCAGCACAACAAGCTGGCATGGGACTTGGTGAAGCTAGAGGTGCCGAGTTAGAGCAGATGACTGGACAAGCAAGATTAACCCGTGGGTTAATGCAAGCATTGTCTCCAGAGCAAGCTGCTGCTGTGCAAGGATTTAGCAGTGAAGCAGATCGAGCATTTGCTGCATCTCAACGTATCAGTCCAGAGGAACAACGTGCATACCAGCAAGCTGCCCGTGAAGGAGCATCTGCGGCTGGCAGAATTGGTGGCAATGCTGCCATCGCTTCCGAGATTATGGGGCGCGAGGATATGTTTGCTCGCAAACGCGCCGAGGCATCACAAGCTAGGCAGAATGTCTACAATGCCGCGCAAGCCTTCTACACGCAACCTGGTCTTGGATTGTTAAGCACTGCGCCATTGGCGTATCAACAAGGTCAGCAATTTATCAATACTGGTCTGGGTGCTATTGGATCAGGAACACCACAGTTGTTTGACACATCTGTTGGTCTGAATCTTGGTGCCGCACAACGATCCAATCAACTTGCTGCTGCCTCTGCAAATGCACAAGCCAAAGCTGCGCAAAATGCTGGAATAATGGGCGCACTAGGTAGCATTGGTGGTGCTGCATTTGGAGCAGGTGGAATGTTTGGAAGATAATTAAATCATATGGCTATTTACGGAAAAGGACAAATGCTGGGTTCAGGAATCAACCCTGAGTCATTCAAACAAGATTTCAGTGGATTTGCTAATGCAGCAGCAATCCAAGCCCAGGGTCTTTCTAGTCTTGGGCAGAGTATTGGTGGAGCGATTCAGGACTACGGCGAGATGAAGCAAGAGCAGAAAAGGGTAGATGCCATGAACAAAGCGGCATCTAAAGCTATTGAATCTGCTATTACTCTTGGCAAGTCTTATCAAATTAGCGGAGTTGAAGAAACACTTCAGCCATTTCTTGCTGCTGCAAACGATCCAAGCCTAAGTCCTATTGAAAAAGCTGCGTTGCTTGATGAAGGCAAGGCAATGATTCCAAATGTGTTTGGTAGGTTCGATAAGAATCAAGCAATGCTGATTGAGCAAGCTCAAAATGAAGCAGCAGCAGCTAGAGCAGCAACTACATCAAATAGACCAATGACATTAGCTGAAATAGCAATGGGAGGCGGCAAGCAGCAAGTTATGCTAGATCCTACTACTGGAGTAGCTAAACCAATTACTTTGCAAGGATTTGATGGGCAACCACAGCAAGCATCTGCCTTGGGTAATTTGCCACAACCTCTTCAACCTTACGCTAAAACATTTGAAGAAGCTGGAGCTAAGTATGGAGTTCCTCCTGCATTATTAGCAGCTATTTCAATGCACGAAACTGGTGGTGGGACATCGTCAGCTTTTCGTAATAAAAACAACGCAATGGGGATATCTAATTCATCTGGTCCTATTCAAGTTGCAAAAGTTGAAGACTCTATTGAAAGAATGGCTAACTTGCTTGGTCAAGGCATTAACCAGAATACTGGTCCATATGCAGGTGCCAAAACAATTGAAGATATTGGAAGAATTTATGCTCCTGTTGGTGCAAGTAATGACCCAAGAAATCTTAATCCTGCATGGTCACAAGGTGTGACTTCTCAACTTCAGAAGTTGATGCAAACGCAGCAACCAGCAGCAACTGCTGCACAGGAAAGAATTGGATTTACTCCAGATAAACCAGAAAAAACTGAAACATGGCGTCCAGCAACGCCAGAAGAGTCTGCTCCGTATGGTGGAATGCCTGGGCAAATTAGTAGCACTGGTAAATTTATTCCAATCAATTTGCCTAGTGGATTCTCGATCGAACAAACTCCAGAAGGCGGATTAAAAGTTGTCCAAGGAGCCGGTGTTGGTGGCAAGACAGAAGGAGTTGCAAAAGCTCAGACCGCAATGAAAGAAGAATCATTCAGGCTGAACCAAGCAAACACCGAAGAAGCATTTGCGCGACTTGATACGGCAGGAACTAATAATCCAGTTTTTGCGGCAGGAAATGCATTGCTTGCCACGGCTTTACCAGCGTCAGAAGTGGGTGAACTTGAAGGATTCTACACAAGGATTAATGATGAAAACTCATTCATTAAAATGAATCAACTTAGAGCAAGCTCTCCTACTGGCGGTGCTGCTGGAACCATGACTGAAAAAGAATGGCCTAAATTCCAAGGAAGATTCTCTCCTCTAAGAGTTAATGCTAAAAAAGACACCATCGCTAAATCTCTTAGCTTGAACTTGCTGAATGCGTTTGAGGCGACCAATGGCACTCCAGATGATGTAATCAAACTTCTTGAGGATAAGAAAATCGACCAAGCAACATTTGATAATTACGTCCAAGAATATCTTACCAATAGAAAAATTGCGCGAGTTGGTGAAGATGGCGTTGAGGGGGCTTCGTATGATTGGACTAAGATCAACAAAGACTTGCTCAAGAAATCCACTACTAATAAACCAGCGGAAACAGGGGTAGGATTAAGCCCAGAAGCGCAGGACATCCTAAAAGAACTTAATATCAATGAGTGATCTCCAAAAGAACAAAGACATAATTGCAGAAGATATCAAAAAACTTTCCCGTGGGATTGTTGAAGCTGGCAATCGATATAAAGCTGCTCAAGCTGCTGGAAAACTTGATGAAGCTCAGTCTTATGTTGATATGATCAGAAAGCTGAATGATCAAGAGAACTTGCTTCAAGGTCAGTATGTTCAATTGGTAGAAAAAGAAAAGCAACCAGAACTAGAAAGAATTAGCGCACTTCGGCAAGAGCTTGAAAAACCAATGGCTGCTCCATCACCCAATTATCTGGGTATGTATGGCAGCATGGGGAATATGCGTGGCACTCCAGTATACGACACTTCACAACCTTCTGTTGAAGAGCAACAAGCAAGAAAACGCGAAATTATTGGAGAGCTTTATAAAGCACCACTTGGCGCAGGAGGGATGGAGGCAGAACAGCTTCCTGCTGGTGTAAGAGGAGGTGTAGGCGCATTGCCTACTCCAGAATCTGAACTTGAGTATCTGAAGATGCAGTATCCTGATGCTAGAATTACTCCAATGAGCGTTGGAAATAGCACGGAGTTCTTAATCAAGACCAAGGATGGCAAAACATTTACCACGCTCGATATGGGTTTTGCTGGTTTGGGTGGAGCAGCTGCTGTAGAGGCACCCATTGTTGTTGGATCTACCGCAGCAGGGATCGCTGCTGCGCTTGCAGCAAAAAGCCCTGCAGCTGGCACTGCTGCTGCAGCTGGAACCGAAGCTGTTCTTGGAACTGCTGCTGATATGATTACCCGTGCAGCACTTGGTATGCCTCAGAATATTGGTGAGAACGTCATGCGCCGAGGCACACAGGCAGCAATTGGCGGTGCTTTGGGTGCAGTTGGTGATGTGGCAATTCCTGCTGCGAGAGCAGTAAGAATGCCTGGTGGTTTCGCTAATGAATTCATGCAGGAGTATGCTAAATCTGCACAACGTCTTGGCTTGCCTGAAGCAGTGCCTCCTGGTGTTCAATTTGGTCCGAAAGGACTAGAAGGAGCGCAGGAACTTGCTGGAGACTTCCCCTCATCTCGATTAGGTGGCAGATTGCGCACAGCACAACAAGACCTTCGTAAAATTTTTGATCCTTTAGCAAAAACTGCCACGACAAGCCCAGGGGATTATGCTGCTGTTGCTTTCAAACAAAAACAACAAAGAGACGCACTTGCATCTCAAATTGCTGCCAATACTAATCAGAACAAAACAATTGTTGAAGGAGCAGTAAATCGATTGCTTGCGCCTAAGCAAGTAGCTGACATTGACAAACTGGGTGGATTTTTGCGAGACACTATTAAAAAGGCAGAGGATAAAGCCATTGAAGATACTACTCAGCAATATGACTTCATGGCACAACTTGCTGATGATGCGGGATTTCAAATAGAAGCAAGAGAGCTTCTTGATCTCCTTCCTGATATTAAAGCCAGAATCAATCCTGGAGGAGCATTTGACAGAACGGCAGTTGCGCGAGTAGAAGATGATCTTCGACGAGTCAGAGATGCTCCCGTGCTGATTGCAGATTTACGCAAACAACTTAGCCGAGAAAAAAATTCAGGTCGCAAACAAGATCTAGCAAATCAAATCAGAGATCTTGAAGCAATTAATAAGCCACTGGATTTCAAAGGTTTTGATGCGTATATCAGAAGATTCAATGATGCCAGACCAGACAGTGCTGTTGGTGGTCAAACAAAAGATGTATTTGGTCTGCAAATCTCCAATGAGCTTTCTGCTTTAAGGAGAGATATTTATAATCAAACACCAATTGTCCGTCCTGACGGATCTACCGGCACATTAGGTGATGAATTCACAAAAGCTGCAGATCTTGTTCGCAATAGAAATGCATTTGAAAAAACAACTTTAGGTGGAATTCTGAGAGATGTTGGAGGCGAGGATGTTGCAACACGACGAGATGTCGTAAGGATTGCTATGAAAGATCCCGACACCATGAGCAGAGTCTTGACTGCGGCACAGGGACTAGAAGCAACAACTCCTGGGATCACACAACAACTCAGGGATGGTATGCAGACCCAATATATGAAAGATATTGGCATTGGAACTCAAGGGAACATTACGCGACTAGAGTATGACCAAGGAATCTTGAATACCTTGTATGGTGCTGATGCTGGAAAGATCTCTAGGGGATTAGATACTTTGAATGAAAAACTTTCCACCATACAGGGAGTAAGCATTTCTGATCTCAGCAGAAGTGATTTGACACAATTGGCATCGGCTTTAAGTAAAGCTGAAAGAAAAGCAGTTGCTGATCAAATTATTGAAAGAGAAAAAGTCAAAAAACTGGAAGAACAGTTAGTTACTTCTGAAATATTTCAAGCTGCCAAAAAAGGTAATTTTGAAAATATTGATCCAGATTTGTTGTCGAATTCTATTTTTTCCAATGCAAGCACCATTCGGGATGTTGAGATTGCAATGGCGCAACTCAATAAATCGTCAACACCTGCTAGAAATCTTTATCGAACTGACTTCCTAAGAATCTTTCTTGATAAATACAATGGTGGAGTGCCATCCGCTGGCGCACCATATACTCCATTATTTGATGTAGACAGGTTTCTTGCTGACTATGGCACTCCTGGAAAACCTACTGAACTAGGCAAGAAGGTTAATACAGTTCTTGGCTCAGATACTGGAACTCTTCTTTACGATATCGCAAAACTTTACCAAGGAAATACCATTAAAGAGCTTTCCAAGAAGGATGTTAATTTGAGAGCTGTTGCAAGCACTCAAGCACTGAGTGTTCTGTTTCCTATTGCCAAAATGACTACTTCTGCAAGAAATAGATTCTTGGCAGAGTCACTTGCAAATGGAAGCGAAAGATATGGTTTGCGTGCTTCTCTTGCCAGAAACGCACTGCCTGGAGAGGTTAATGATGCTTACATGAAAATGTTCAAGGGAGCATTCAAAACTCGACAAGGGCTTACATCACTTGCAAGGATGGCATCTGGTGACCCAGAGTTTTCCGCTGAACTTGAACAAGCGGCAAAAGACTTTGAAGAACAAGAAAAACAAAACTTGCCTCCTGTGAGAAAGTAAGCTCTGATTCCATCGCTATGAGCGAAGAACAACTACAGAAACTGAAAGAAACCTACTACGACGATCGTCCTGATAAGAGTGAGTGGTTTCTAGAGGTGCGTGAACGTGCCAAGTCTTTGCCTCGTAATCACATCGAGCATTACGCTCCACACAAGGCGGCATTGGCATTGTTCCTATTATCTCAGGGAGCTAGAATCTCTGAGATATCCAAGAAGACAGGTGCTGGTCGTGATGTCATCCGTGGACTGGAGTGGAGGCATAGCGACACCTTGGAGACGAAGCGCAAGGAATTCTCCATGCGATACGCGATTGCGGCTCAGGAATATACCGATCTGCTCTTTGAACGTGCCAATCAACTGTTCGATGACCCAGACAGTCTTGCCAAGATCTCCCCTGAGAAGCTGGCAATCACAGTCGGCATCCTGACCGATAAAGCTGCGCAGTTGACCGGCATGGCGACCACAGTGGTCGAGCATCGTAAAGGCGCAAGTCTCGATGATGCCGCGAAGCTCATCAATGAGGCGAAGTCTCGTATTGCTAAAGGCAAAGTAGTTGACGCAGAGATCATATGATTTGGAGACAACATCAGATACTCAAGCCTCCTACAGATGAGGAGATTGCCGAGATGACACCAGAAGAACTGTTGTCAATCCATCGCGTCTACCATGAAGCAATTGAGAATGCCGAAAAAGACCCATACCAATATGGCTTCCGTCTTCCTCACTGGATTAAAGCCGAGGAGCAACTCAAGGAAGTCAATGAGATCTTGGCACTTGGTGGAAACCGATCGGGCAAAACTCAATGGGGCGCATTTTCCGTAGTCCGTGCTGCAGTCGAGAATCCAAACTCTGAGATATTCTGTTTCGCGCAGACATCCGAGGTGTCGATCCGTCAGCAACAAAGCGCAGTCTGGGCATGGTTGCCAGAGTATCTGAAGACCAAGTTCACCAGCGCAAATGCTTACATCTCCTACAAGAAGAAGACAGGATTCACTGACTCCTCGCTGATCCTCCCAAATGGATCACAGATCATCTTCAAGACCTACTCGCAGTATCAGAACAACCCAACAATTCTAGAGGGTGCCGAGCTTGGATCTCGAAACCCTGTGTGGCACAACATCGGTGTGTGGCTGGACGAGTATCTTCTTGGTCCTGAGCTAATCACTACCCTACGCTTCCGTCTGGCGACTCGTAACTCCAAGATGCTTGTGACGTTCACACCCATCGATGGATGGACTGAAGTCATCAAGGAATATCTTGACGGTGCAACCACCATCGAAAGTCGTGAGGCAGAATTGCTCAATAATGAGTTGGTTCCCTACGTCCAGAAGTCCAAGAAGCTGAATGCGTCCGTGCATTACTTCCACTCGAAAGACAATGCCTTTGGTGGATATGAGCGCATCAAGGAGACGCTACAAGGCAGGAGTCGGGAGGAGATCCTTATCCGCGCCTATGGTGTGCCGATGAAGTCACACGCTACCAAGTTCCCGAAATTCAACAAGGTAGTCAACGTGGTCGAACCCGACAAGATTCCGAAGCACAATGTCACCAGATACCACATTATCGATCCTGCTGGAGCCAAGAGTTGGTTTATGTGCTGGATTGCCGTGGACGAGTCTGGGACAATGTGGGTGTATCGTGAATATCCTGGAGTCGATGTAGGTGACTGGGCAGAGTGGAAATCTGGCAAGTGGATGCCTGGAGAGGGAGCGAAGGGCAAAGGTTATGGCATCCGAGACTATGTGGAACTAATCGAGGAAATGGAAGGCGAAGAGGAGATTTTTGAACGACTAATCGACCCTCGCCTTGGTGCAGCCAAATATCAGGTGCAAGATGGTTCCTCATCGATCATCGAGGATTTGAACGATGCTGGCATGGTGTGCATTCCAGCCCCAGGTCTTGATATCGATGACGGATTGCAAGCTCTGATCGGGAAAATGGCATGGGATACAACTAAACCGTTGGATTCCGTCAATCGTCCCCACTTCTACGTTAGCTCCGAGTGCGAGAACATCATTCAAGGATTGTCAGAATACACCGGTGAAGGCGGACTAAAAGAGGCATGGAAAGATGTTATTGACGTTTTGCGCTATGCTGCTATTTCTGGCATCGATCACGTTGATGAATCTGTGAGTCTAGTTACAATCCAAGGAGGTGGAGGTTATTAATATGAGTGCGAAAAAAGAACCAAAAAAGCGAGGCAGACCAGCAAAAGTCGCAAAACCGATTATTGAGGATCTGCCCCAAGAGCCATTGAAAGCAATGATTATCGGAGTTTGCCATAATCCTACATGGGTGAGAGCAAGAATCGATGGATTTAGCGTAAATGTCAAATGTCCTGCCAATATATCAAAACGCTTGATCGGAAAGCAAGTTGATGTTATTCTCGTTACTTCCGAACTTGAAGATTACTACCAATACCTAGCATGAATGACGTTCAACAAATAGAAGACGAGTCACTTATCTACCTTGATAAGAAACCCGACATTGGTGCGTTATCCAATGCTTATGACACCTGCTTGGTAGATCTTGATTACTACTTTGAATCCTGTCTGCGTTCTTACAATGACCGCAGAAACATCTGGGATGGCAAGTCTGATGACCTTCGCAAGAATGGCGCAAATGCTTTCCCGTGGCAGGGTGCTTCCGATCAGGAAGTGAATGTCATCGGTGAGCGCATTGATCTGTATGTCGCGCTATTCGACCAAGCACTTTCTCGCTCGCATATCAAAGCGTTCCCGACATCGATGGCAGCAATGCCCAAGGCAGCAGTTGTCTCTGGCTTCCTGAAATGGATGCGCTCGTCATACATTCCTGACTTCAAGCGTCAAATGGAGCTTGGTGGGAACTACCTGATGGAGAAGGGAATCATGGTGACTTATGTCGGCTGGAATCGTGAGAAGCGAACCTACCTGCAAAGCGTCAACCTGCGCGACATCGAACAAGCATCCCCCGAACTCGTCGAGATGATCTTGAGCGAGCAAGACGATGAGATGCTCATCGAAATGCTGCAAAGTTCATTCCCTGATCTTTCCAAGAAGCGAGCAAAGAAAGCAATCAAATCTCTGCGCGAAAAAGGAAACGCAGAGATCCCACTTGCTCGTCAAACGGTAGACTGCCCTGTCGTCTACTCCTGCGCTCCCGATGGTGAAGTTATGTTCCCATCCTACATCTCAGATCCACAACGCGCACCATACATGTTCTGGCGAACATTCCTAACTTCTCAGGAGCTTGAGAAAAAGGTGACCAACGAAGGATGGGATCGTAAGTGGGTGGACTACGCTATTGAGAATCTTCGTGGCAAAGACTCGATGTATCTCGATGGCGAGAAAGTCAAAACGCAGACTCGCCTCCCGATCACCGACGATAATGACCTGGTTATGGTGGTCTATGCCTACCAGCGTCTCATCGATGAGGAAGATGGTTCCGAGGGAATCTACTGCACGGTGTTCCATCCACAATCCGATGGTTATGCCAAGCATGAACTGCTCAATGGCTACGACGACTACCCATTCGTGGTAACTCGTCTGGCGAACGACCAGAAGCGCATGTATGAGGTGCAAACCTTCTCAGATATTCTCCGTGGTCCCCAAATGCAGATTAAGACCGAGAGAGACAGTCGCATCGATCGTGCGTCACTGGCAACATTGCCACCGATCATGCATCCTGCCGGTCGCCCCCCATCGGACTGGGGTCCTGGGCGCAGAGTCCCGTATCGTCGTCTGGGCGAAATCGCCTTCGGTCCGATTCCTCCGCGAGATGACGGTTCCGTTGAAAGCGAGATGTCCATGCGTGGACAAGCCGATCGCGCTATCGGTCTGGATCTTACCAATCCTCTCTCGACTGCTCGCCAACAGTATTACATTGGCAAGTTCCTTGATCACGTTAAAGACGTTCTCACGATGGCATGGAAGTTGTATCAGCGCATGGGTCCTGATGAAATCTTCTTCCAAGTGACTGGCAATCCTAATCCTCAAGTGATGACGAAGGGAAGCCCAGATGAGAACTACTCGATTATGGTATCGTTTGACTCATTGTCGAGTGATCCTGATACAGCAGAGACTCAGCTGAAAAACATGGTTGCGCTTGTCCAGTTGGATCGCAATGGCATTCTTGATGTGAATAAACTACTGGAGTTCGCTGCTTCATCGATCAATCCGATCTTTGCTGACTACGTGCTGCAACCGGTGGAAGAAGCCCAGCAGAAGATTGCTAAGAACGTCACAGATGACCTCTCCAAGATCTTCTCTGGTATCGAAGTCCCTGCTCAACCAAACGGAGCGCAGATCGCTATGCAGATGGTGCAAGCCTATGTCCAACAACCTGATGTTGCCGCTAGAGCGCAGCAGGATGAGGCATTCGCTTCTCGCTTGCAGAAATACGCAGGACAGTATCAATTCCAGCTACAACAGGCACAGAACGCTGAGATTGGACGCATCGGAACAGCACCTGCTGAAATGGGTGGCGTAACAACTCAAGGAATGGAACAGTGATTTCAAACAACAACAAATAATTAACTCAATAAAAATATGCCAGAAAAAAATAGAAAAGTAATCAAATATTCAACTTATACAGTAGACCCTAAATTAAAAGGGCTACCAAAATATAAAAAGTTTGGAGATGCGGCATCAGCGCAAACTCGATCAGTGGAAATAGATCCTTTATATAATCCATCTGGAAAAGGAAAGTTTGGTTCGTCTTATGCTCCTTACAATAATAAAGCTACAATTGAAACAATTGCATTGCCTGACCCTGGCGCATTAGCACGTAGCGCAAAAGCGCGAAAATTTCAAGAACCAAAAATTCAGCAATCTTCATCTCCTTCACGATCTAACTTATTAAAAGCTCGCGGCACTCAGTCATCTTCTGTTCGCAAGCTTGTTAAGTAGTAATGATGAAGAAACTAATCAAACGCGCAGACGGTTCTCGCTCTCAGCGAGGAATGTGGGATAACATCCGCGATGCCAAAGGCTCTGGTAAAAAGCCAACAAAAGAGATGCTAAAGCAGGATCGGAAAATCAAGCGAAAGATGAAGTAATGGAAAAGCGTTTCACGAAAGTAGTAAAGAATCCAAAGACTGGTCGCACACGCACGATCAAGTATGGGCAAGCTGGAGCCGCGAAGGACGGTGGTGATCGCATTCGCCCTGGCACTGCAAAGGGTGATGCATACTGCGCTCGCTCCGCGAAGATCAAAGGCGATTGGAAATCTGATCCTAATTCCCCAAACAATCTTTCTCGTCGTAAATGGAAGTGCCGAGGAAGTAAATCAATGAAATAATCTATGAAAAAAGCACAAACCAAAATCAAGAAAGTCATGCGCGAGTTCAAAGCTGGCAAGTTGCACTCTGGTCGTGATCCACAAGGTCCTCGTAAAGCACCAGTCGTGAAGAATCGCAAGCAAGCAATCGCTATTGCTCTCAGTGAAGCAGGAAAATCCAAACGTAAATAATCTATGAAAAACAAGAAATCAGGTGGCTGCGGTCACGAAGGCAAAGAATACGGCAAAGAGAAGAACGGCAAAAAAGGTAAAGGCTACGTCGAGATCGAGATCAAGATGGGTCGTATGCCTAAGAAAGCTGCCAAACGCAAGCTAATGAAATGAGAGACTACAAGAAAGAGTATCAGGAATACCACAGCAAGCCGAAGCAGATTGCTCGTCGGGCTGGGCGTAATGCTGCTCGTTCTAAAGCGGTCAAACTTGGTATGGCATGTAAAGGTGATGGGAAAGATATTCATCACAAGAATAACAATCCCAAAGACAATCGTGCTTGCAATATCGCCTCTGTGCCAGTAAGTAAAAACCGAGGATTCCCTCGCACATCCAAGAACAAACCGAAAGGACGACTGAAATGACACCACTACCAAAACCAACAATCCTGCAAGCTGTCGAAGCACTCTCAGATCGAGATGAGTTCAAAACAATCGTCCAGTTTATTCAGGATGAGCGTGAGCGATTCTTCGGTGATCTGCGTCAATGCGTCGAGCAGAATGAAGTCATGAAGATTGTTGGCAGTGTTGCCACCCTGGATGAGCTTTTGATTTTGTTGAAAAAACAGGGTTGACATTTCATCAGATTCTGCTTTTATTCCCTCGCTGTTTTGTTTTCAGCTTGCTTATGTTCAGATGCCCATAGAGGAAATCCCTCTATGGGTATTCTTTTGGTGGTAAACTCAATAAAAATTTACTATTGACAAAGTTGGTGCTTTTGTGCTAATTGTCCTTCGTATCGCACCGCCGAGCGTAAATGGCGTCCCAGTTATGAGTAATCCAGAAGCTACCGCTGAAGCTATTGAATCAGTGTCCAACCTGTCATTTGAAGAGCTTGTAGCTCAGAGAATGGAAAAACATAACCCCGAACCAGAACCAGAGGAACAATCCGAAGAGGAAGTTTCCGAGGATGAAGAGGAAGAAGTTCCTGCTGAGTCTGAAGAAACGGAAGCCGAGGAGGAAGCCGAAGAGGAGGAAGAGGAAAGTGAAGTTGATCTACTGTCGTTGACCACGGAGCAGATTCAAGCCTTAGCCAAAAAGGGTAAAAGCCGGTTGCTGCAACGCATCGGAGAGCTAACTGCTCAGAAAAAAGCCCTGGAGGAAAAGATTCAATCTCAACCGCAAGTCAAGGAAGTCCCTCAAGAGGAGAATCCATTTCGTGAAATCCAGTCATTCGATGACTTGAAAGCGAAGTATCAAGAACTTGAGAGAACACTTGAGACAACAGATGCTCTTCTTGAAGAATACGAAGACTATCGTGCAGACGATATCATCCTCGTAGGAGACAAGGAGTTCACCAAGCAGCAGATCCGCAAAGCTAACCGTAATTCCCGTGATGCATTAACCAAGTATCTACCTGCCCAGCAAGCGCATCTCCAGCAGATCGTTCAGATGGAGCAGTTGAAAGGTCAATACATCGCAGCAGCAGAAGAGGAAGTCCCTGACATCAAGGACGAATCAACTCCTGTTGGGAAGCAGTTCAGGGATCTAGTGTCTGATCCACTTATCGAAAAGCTACGCAAACAAGTTCCTGAAATTGGCTACCAAATTGAATACATCTTGGCTCATGCTGCTAACTCGATTAACGGAGGGACAAGGATTAAGAGACAACCTGCGGTGGGGAATAAACTGAAAATCAGTCCATCTTCTTCCCCATTTGGAGCGGGTGCCGCGAAGTCCTCGACATCTTCCAAATCGAAAGTTGTAGATGCGTATTCACGCTTTGAAAAGAGTGGAAGCCCAGAAGAATGGATTGCCGCTAGAATTGCCAAATACAAATAATTTCAACCGCACAAAACTATGCCTATCTCAAATACTTATCAACCATCTGCCCCGACCGCAAAAACTGGTCAGGGTTCCGCCGTATCGAACCGCGAGGATCTCAGCAATGAACTTGCTATCCTGGCTCCTGAAGAAACTCCCATCCTCTCGCTTTGCAGCAAAGGTAAAGCCAGCGCCACCTATTCTGAGTGGACTGTTGACTCTCTTGCTGCTCCAGCTACCACTGGTATTAGCGAAGGTTCGGATGTGACTTCGTTCTCCGACAAGTTCGCTAACCGCGCCCGCCTGGGTAACTACATCCAACTGATGCGCCGTGACTACATCGTATCGAACCTGCAACAAGCTGTAACGAGCGTTGGTCCTGCCAATGTCGCACAAGCTGAAGCTAAGTCGATGCGTGAGATCAAACGCGACATCGAAGCAACCATCGCCTCTGACAACGAGATGACGGTTGAGAACGGTGCTGGCACTCCTTACGGTATGCGTGGTCTTGGCAAGTGGATTCAGTCCACGGCACAAGCTACGAATCCAGTTCCTGCTGACTACCGCACTCCTTCGGGTTCGATCATCTCGTCCACCATCAGCGAATCTTCGTTCAATTCCTTGATTGGTTCGATCTTCGCTCGTAACGGTGAGATGAACAGCTTGACGCTTGTTGCTAACGTAGCACTTCGTCAGTTGATCAGCAACTTCACCCGTGCGCAACCCGCCAACGCTGGCGTGACCTACCACGTTAACCAAGACGCTACGAGCAAAGCAATCACCCTCTCGGTGAACCTGTATGACTCCGACTTCGGTCTTGTGAAGATCGTGAACGGCAACCCAAGCTGTATGCCAACCGGTTCGACCAACGTAGGCTACGTCCTCAATCCTAAGTATCTGGGCTTTAACACCCTGATTCCGATGGGTGCTACTCGCCTTGAGAACCAAGGTGGTGGTGAGCGTGGTTTCGTAGACGTTGCTGGCACACTGTGCGTCAAGCATCCTCAAGCCCACGGAAAAATCGCTTACTAATCCTAACACAAGAAACTAACACATTATGCCACAATTAGCCAATAATGAATCGCGTGGGTTTACCCACTTCTTCCGTATCGCAGCCTCTGAACTTGTTTCTGGAGGCACGGCAGCACGGGTAGTCGGAGTAGTGCCTCGCGGCGGTATCGTTACCAATGCGTGTGTAACTGTTATCACTGCAATCGCAGGAGCAAGTGACATCACCATTACGCTTGGTGTTACTGGAACTGCTGCTGGTTTCGTTGCATCAACTGACCTTGATGGTCTGACAGCAACTGCCTACAACAGTGGCACCTTGCTCGATACAGAGCCTGGTTATGTCAACAACACTACATCGCCAGTCAATATCATTGCGACTCTTGGTGGAACTGTTGCCAACATCACTGCTGGTGAGATTGTGATCGCTTTGACGATTCTCAATCCGTTCGACATCACGCCTTAATCCCAAACTCAGGAGGGGGAGGTAACACTCCCTCTCCTTCTTTCTTATGATTGCTGAAGAAGAAATCAATGCTGCCTTGATCCGTGAGCTATGCTCTGGTCGCAAGTTTGTCGAGAGCTTGGAGAAACGTAGGGAGATCGAAGCTGCTGCTGAAGCAAGGAGAATGAAAGAGGTGAAATCCATCGCAGGTAAACCTGTTGGTGCGATTCCACAACGTGAGTATCTACTACTCGCAAACAAATATGGAGCCGAGTGCTGGGACGACCGAGAGTTTGTCCGAGACTTCTTCAAATCACAATCACACCTAAAAGCAGGTAACATTTGATGCAAACGAAGACCTACGCTGAACTGCTATCTTTGATTCAGTCATTATGCGGAGTTGTCTTCGCTACATTGGAGCTTGGACGAATCAAGGCACTGATTAATCGTCGAGCATTGCGAGCATATCGCTCAACAAATTACTGGACTCGATATCTCAAGATCGGGGAAGAAAGAGCAGTCACGAATAGCGTGGTGCCATACACTGAGTCTGGAAAAGATGCTATCGACACATATCTCCGTATTCATAAGCAAGCACCATGGCTTAACCGATCAGTCCAAGAATATGACATCATGGTGACCGCCGATGGTGCTACATTGGTTGCTGGGGATCTTAATCCCACGGAAGCCTATGTAACCTACAAGAAGCAATTTGCCGATACTTATGGTGATGCTTCAGGAGAAACCACAGCCATTCCTGCCGAGTGGTTCCAATACATGGCACACGGCACCTACGCTGACTACCTTCGGGCTGAAGGTCAGCAAGAGAAAGCACTAGCTGCCGATCAGGAAGCCGATCTATTGCTCCAAGAGGAGATGATCCGCATCGATGAACAACATACTTTACAAATGGTTGCAAATCGGATATTTACCAATGCGAACATGCAGATGCGTTATTAACTTATGTTTGGATATTCTTTATCGTTGGCAAAACCCAGAGTGAATTCTTTCACTCCAGAAGCATTAGAATATTTCGCCCGTGCTGGTGTTACTGATCCTCTTGCGAAACAAGACATCAATACATTTATTCTTGGATGCCAACAATTAGGTATCTGGGATAAATTAGTTTATGTCCCATGCTTGCCATCTCATGGTGGTCGCAATCAACTTGGTGGAGCAACTCAACTTACTACGACTCCATGGGCGTTAGTCAATGCCACTGACGATACTGCTGGAGTAAGAATAGTGCGTAATGGTGTTTTGAATTATTTGAGAACAGATCAAACAGTGAATGGAAATGACGCATCTGGCGTTTCATTTGGACACATGTCTTACCAAGATGTGGCTGATGAATCTTTGTTGAATAATTCATCAATGATTACTAGAGTTGGTTCCAGCACAATGGTTCTTGGTTCTGCCGCTTATGGTGCAACTCCATCACAAAATCTTTTTTGGTTAGGTCAAAATAGCAATGTCGGAACAACAATACCAACTGGTGGTAATTATGCAGATATTGTCAATAGTTATCGCGTTTCAAGAATGCACGCTGGTAGCACAAATGGCACAACGTCTTGCGCTCATCTTGTTGAAAACAATTTACGTTCAATTACCCATTCATCTGCTGTTGGCTTTACTTCTAGTCAATTATCATTTTATCCAACTACCAATACCAATGGTCAAGCTGGCGTAATTCAGGGGGCTTTTCTATATTATGATACAATGACAACATTGGGCAATTCAATCTGGAGATTATTTCGAGGATTGATTACTCAAACATTTTTGAGCAGAATATCAACCAGAGGGAATACTAGAATTTTGATTACTGGACAATCAAATGCTGGTTCAGAAAATCTTAATATTAGAAAAGTAGTTGCTGGCAGTCAAATTGGTCCTAATGAAATTTACTTTGGTGGTGTTGGTGGCGTTTCTATAACTCAATGGACAAATGTTGCACCATATAATAGAACAAGTAGATATAAATTAGATTTCTGGGATAATGTAACTCCTTCACCAATGCAGAGCATGTGGTTAAAATCTGGAAGATACCAAAATGTTATTTATTGGTTCCAAGGTGAATCTGATACACAAGATGCAACTGCATCATCTCTTTATTTAACGCGATTAACCACTCTTTTTAATTGGGTTCAAGAAGATTATGTTGATCCATCAATGCGATTTGTTTTTGCGCTTATCGATTATATTCCAGCATATCGAAGCGGAATTGGTGCAGGTTCTAGTGTTAATTTTACAGTCAGTGGTTTTACTGGCGGGTTATCTGTTCTTAATGGAGTTTGGACATTTGTTACAATAACTGGAGTCAATGACCCTTATATTTGGAATCTAGGAATTTACCAACTTCGTCTTACTAATTCAACATGGGAATTTGTTGATACAGTAACATCTACTGTTTTAGCTTCAAGCACAGGATCAAATATATTTCATCCAGCTATTGCTCTTAATTGGGTTGATGGATCATCTAATCCAGTGTCTCCAGCGTTTACTTTTACGAGAACAGAAGGTATTGAAAAAGTAAGAAAAGCATTAAGAGATATTTGCTCGATCATACCTAACTCGTCATTTTTTGATACTCGCTCATTTACTAGATCTGATGATGTTCATATCAGCGATGCTACTTACGCACCAGCATTACGAGCGCATTTACTAGCCAATCTCCCATAAATTATGAAAACTACCGTATTAGGCATCCTTACCATCGTCACTACCGTATCCAACGTAGGCATCCAAGTTATCAAAGGAACTCCTCCAGATTTTGCTGCGGCATTTGCTGCTGTAGCCGCAGGAGTGGGACTCATCAAAGCAGCAGACGCTAAAAAGAAATGACCAAAGACTATCTCAGTGGCATTGTGGGGTTTGCCACCCCGATGATTGCGGTGGTAACATCCTTTCAAGAGCAGATCGAGTTTTGGCTCAGGATCAGCGGTCTAGTCGTAGGCTTGCTGGTCGGCTTGCTGAGTCTCTGGCATCACATGCGTAAACTATGACAAAACGCACGATTGAGAATCTCGCTGGGCTGAATCGAAAATTCAAAGCGCAAGCTGAGAAGTTCTTGATCGCTGCACAACCCATCTGTGATCGCACCGGCATCACGATCGAAGTGATCTCTGGTCTTCGCTCATGGCAGCAACAAGCAGCACTCTACGCCCAAGGACGAACCAAGCCTGGAGCTATCGTCACCAAAGCTCGCCCTGGTTCCTCATGGCACAACTACGGATTGGCGATCGATCTTGGACTTTTCGCCAATGGCAAGTATCTTGATTCCGCAGACCCCAAACGTGCCGATCGGATCTATAAAGAACTTGGCACCCTCGCTGCCACCATGGGCATCGAATGGGCTGGCACATGGAAGACCTTCACTGAGTCTCCACACTTTCAGAATCGCTTCGGAATGACAATTGCAGAGGCTAAAGCTAAGATGGAAGCAGTTGGTTTCGATGTGCAGAAAATCGTATGAAAACTAAACTACTACTAATTCCTGTCGCGTTAGTAATTGCTTCTTGCGCTCCATCTACAGAGTGCAAAGTGAAATTTCGTGTTCATCACGTTAATCCCAGTGGTTTTGTCGCCATTCCTTATTGCTCAAAATGAGTAAATACAAAAAGTTCTTGGTCGCCACTGACAATCACGGCTCGCTTGTGTGTCAGGACGCTAAAAAGACGTTGTTGGCGTTTGCCGAGACTTGGCAACCGCATTACCGCATTCACCTGGGCGACCTATGGGATTTCTCACCATTGCGCCGAGGTGCAAGCCAAGAGGAGAAAGCGGACGGAATCAGCGATGATTTTGTGCAGGGATTAGAGTTTTTGGACGATTTCCGTCCTAATTTTCTTACGCTAGGCAACCACGACGATCGGATCTACCAACACGCTACTCACTGTGGTGACGGCATCCTTCGGGAAAGATGCGAGGAATTAGTTCAGGCAGCAGAGCAGCAGTTCAGGAGGCGTAAGATTACGTTCTGCGAGTATAAGGTAACCAAGTATCTCCAGATGCCAGAAGGTGGACCAAAATTAATACATGGCTTCCGCTCGACCATGTATCCAGCTAAAGCGCACTATGACAACTGGGGCGAATGTCTCCATGGTCATTGCCATACTAAAGATGAGTATACGGCTCGCCACATCGATGGTGGAAAAGCATTCTCGATCGGATGCATGGCAGACCTGTCAAAACTGTCTTATTCAGACCGGCAGCCAGCAAAACTAGGGCATCGGAACGGATTTCTCTACGGCATCATAAACACTAAAACAGGAAGATGGGAAGGATGGCAAGTGACAAAGGAACACGGGGACTGGATCAGTCCACAAGGAATACTCTGAGCGCATTGGATCTAGCATTGCAGCAAGACGACACCAAGCCAAAGCAAGACGATGAGTTTACCATCGCAGAATACATCGATGGCATGAGAGCAAAGGGCATTAACCTAGCTTTACGCACTGCCACAAGTAGACTGGATAACATGGTGCATAACGGATTGCTAAAAAAGCGTCTCATGATGATCGGCTCGCGTTTCACCAACCTGTATTCAAAGGCGTAGAAATCCGCGCAAAATGAAGCTTGCAGTGCCAATTTGCGCGATTTTTTGCTTATTGCTCAAGATTCTGATTTAACCATGCCAGCATCGCAGACGGAATCTTTTTCCCCTTCCTCCATCGGCAGATCGTTGCTGGATCAACGTGCATCTTCAAGGCTAACGCCTGGGCATTTCCTCTAATCTCACAGTGTTTCTGGAGCTTTCTTCGTATAGCGATTTCACTTGCTGGGTTCATAATACTGACGATGTAGTTGTATGCTTTTTTGATCATAGTTCTGTAATCACAAACTCATGTTGTGGGTGGTTTCTCATGGCATGACGTAGTGCCACCTTTGCAGCACTAAGACTTCCATACGGTGTGGCTTGTGATTTATCCTTGGTCACGAAGACATTCTGAGATCTCCCTAGATACGCATTCTCCTGGGGGATCTCGATGATGAATCCCTTCAGCTTACTTGTCGTGTTTTTGTTCTGACTCGATAGCTGTGAGCGATTCCCTGTGTCCTTCATATTTTCCTTTCCAGAAATTGGCGCGATATTTGTTTGCATCGTCTTGTGTTTTAAGTGATTGAGTGTATCGTTGGTAGGCATCTGCCATCATTTTTTTGATCTTCTCTGCTGGAGTCATTGAGTGTGATTATCGTATTCTCTCTCTGCTTGTTTGTAATCGATTACGGAGAGTAGTGCTGCCAAGACGGCAGCGATCCCTGTGATGATTGCCAGATATCCAATGGCATGGCAAGCGAAGATAATAGTCGCCATCGCGCACCAAAATGCCATTATAAATGCGACGATTGCCCGTATCATGATTGCTGTTGGTTTCATAGAATTTCTGATTTGGGTTCTTTCAGTTTTTCGAGTAGCAATTCGATTTTTTCTAGATCGTCACAAACAGATTGACGCGCTGGATCTACGGTCAAATGTCTGGCGTATCGTGCATCGTATTCAGCAAGCGATTCTCGGACATATTCAACCGCTATCTCTAGCGCATCTTTCAACTCATCGCGCTTCTGCCTCGCTTGGTTGCGCTCGCGTTCAAGGTTTCCAGTAAATCTCAACCATTGCAAAGTAGAGCATTCACTGCTTGCCATTTTGTCAGGATATATGTATGCAAGCCCTGAGATGAAGGATGAGACAACAAGAAATCTTTGATTGTGACCTTCGGTGTATCCCATCGCATCCGCATACGCATTGGCAGCGTTGTGTGCTGTAAGATTCCATTGTTCTGATTCAGTCATAAATTTACGGATGGAAAGTAGTGTCACCTACAGCGTGACGTTGGCAAGCGTCTTTACACTCTTGCTCACCCCCGCTGCGGATTAAGAAGCCTGTTGGCGTATAAGCGTTCCATATCTCGTCGATGTGTTCGACAGCGTATCCCCTTTTGTTGGTTTCGCTGTAATAGCTTTTGCTGTTGCCGTAGCTGATCCATCTGAGTTGCGTTTTCATATTTCTGAGGCGGTTATTTGCTGTTTCATTGTTTTGCTTTCTGTTTTTGGTCTTTGATTGCCGCGCATGTTGGCACGAACAATATGAGGAAGATGCCGATGATGATGATGGTTGGCAGCACAATGAAGATGCCGCATCCTATCTTAACTCCATCCCATACGCTAATTGGTTTGCTTGTGTTCATATTTATGTCCTGGATGATTTATTGATCCTTCACGAATACTCCGTTCTCCATGCGTCCTGTGCGCTTAGAGATCACATCATAGGCTTGCTGGAGGCATTCTTCCAGAGTGAACTCATACATCTCGCATACGCCAATCAGCGTCACAATGGTGTCACCAATTCCGTCTTTCAGTTCATGCGAGAGTTTTTGCACAATCGCTGTATGAGAGGTGTAGGATGTAATATCCCTTGATTTCTCATAGTTAGTGAGCCAATCCAGCTTTACCGCTGCATCTCGGATCTCAGTAAGCTCCTCCTGGGTTTTCTCCAGTTGTTTGAGCGGATTGCTGTTCTCAATGATTTCCTTGTCGTGGAACCATTGCCTTACGTTTTCAATTAGTGTGTTCATATTTTGTTGCGTATAATATACCGTTGATTTCTTCAATTGTGTATTCTAGATCTTCAGCATTGCTAGGTCCGATGCAGTCGCAGTCGGCGTAGTGTTCCATGTGAATAGCGCACCAAGGTTCTCCGCAGCATTCGCATTCTGGGAGTTCACCGGCGAAGACAATGCGTATTCGCTCCACTGCTTCGCCATTGCCTTGGCAATGCCCATGTATGTTTTCGATCTCTCTTTCCATCGGTCTTTACTTGGTGGTAGTTTGTTTTGTCCACTGGGTGTCATGTTCTCCCACCGTCCACTTGCTGGCTTTTCCAAGATATTGGTGGGAATGAGTTTTGGTAGATTCTTCAGCCATAGGCATGTTGTCTTGGATTCTGGATGCCCAAATTGCCAAGGTTGAATAATGCAGTCTGGCTTGCGAATCCGTGACGAGATACATCCTACTGGATTCTCAAGAGCAATGTGTTTGATGTTCGCATTGAGTAGCATCTGCACGAAGTCGAGTGCATCCTCGGTGAGCTTGGGATCACGGATGCCTCTAGTCGTCCAGTGCATCCCTGACGAGCAAAGATAAGTGCATGGCGGGAATGCGATCATCATATCCCAATGTTCACCAAGCAAGTCGGCAACATCTCCTTGGTAGTGCGGTCCTGGAGTGTCCGTAGGGAGTAGGTCGCATGACATAGCATCATGCCCTAATTCAATGAATGAATCGCGGACTGCGCCACTGTATTCACAGGCAACTAGAATTTTCATCGATTTGATTTTGAATGTTTTGCATCTCTTTGCGAATTGATGGCAGCAGATCCAGACGACCATATCTGATCGCATCAATCTCCTTGTATTCTAGCTCATCGAGCTTGTCTTGTAGTTCGTTCATGTTCATGTGCGGTGGATTATATTGCGTTACGCAAAAATTACAAGAATTATTTCAGTGGTTCGTTAAGAATTTGGGAAACCGTGTAGGTAGCGTGTTTATTCAGCAGGTGGGAGTAGTCCACCGGCAGTGTCGGCTCAATCTTCTCCGACTCCTGAGTGCGTATCAACAACTCTGCTGCCTGACTCACGCTGCATCTCCGCTTCGCTGCCAGTCTCCTGATGCGCTGATACGTTTCCTGCTCCAGTCGCAGGACGATTGTCGCCTTCTGCTCCCATGGCTTTTTCCGTGGTCGTCCACCGATGATTCTGAATCCTTCGTCGCTTGCTCTCATAGACTGTATTGGGCAAAGGTTTTTCCGTTCTGTGTGATGGACTTCGTTTTGATGTTCAGCCCTCTTGCTCGGAGTTCTGCGATCCTCGCTGCGAGGCGCATACATCCCCACTTCTTCAACGCCTGGAGTGGCGTGATCTTGTGTCCTCGGGTTAGCCATTTCTCTATTTTTGCTGTTGTGCTTGTATTCATAGTGTTAATTTGTTGTGTTTATTGATTGCTTAGAATTTTCCATGCGAGCGCAGCCACCGCTGGAACTTGCCCATTCCCGATTGCTTTAAGCCTGTCCACTCTAGCGGCCACCCCATGAGCCACTCGACCCACGTTGGGTTCAGATGTCCACCATTGGGTTTCTCTCCTTCCCTCAACATTGCACCTGGAAGATTGTTCCTCGTTAGTTGACTTGGTGGCATCATGCAGTTGTGCGAATCGTTGACTATCGGAGTCGGCCATTTTTTTACCGACGGTGTTGATCCGCTCATCATCACTTGTTCTTGTAGCGTCACAGGCGGAAGACTGTTCCTGCCTAATTTGTTCCTGCTGACCTTCTTCTTCTCCCACGCCTCCTCTGAACGTAGTTCGATCTGTGTGCATGTTGGAGTCTGCCATAATCCAGATTCTGTCTCGTCTGTGTGGCGCACCGGCATCGACTGCTCCCAGCACACCCCACTTCGCATCATACCCCATTTCGGCAAGGTCACCAAGGACCAGGGCAAGTCCTCGTCCCACAAGCAAAGATGAGTTTTCCACGAATGCGTATCTCGGTCGTATCTCACCGATAATTCGTGCCATGTGTTTCCACATTCCGCTGCGCTCGCCTTCGATGCCAGCACCTTTTCCTGCGCTGGATATGTCTTGGCAAGGGAATCCTCCGCAAACAATGTTAACTTGTCCTCTCCACGGCTTGCCGTCGAAGGTGCTGACATCGTCCCAGATTGGGAACTTTGGCAAGATCCCATCTCGTTGTCTGGCGAGCAATACTCGTCTTGGGTATTTCTCAATCTCCACGGCTCCGATTGGTCGATGTCCAAGAAGTATGTCTGCAAGTATTCCTCCACCTGCTCCTGCAAAGAGATGGAGTGTTCTGAGTTGTCTTTGTTGAGGTGGTATAACATTTTCGTTTCTTGTTTTTGTGTTCACAGTGTTTTCTTGGTTCTGTAGGATTGCCAGTTGCATTCAATGCCTGCCACGAACATGTGCCTCATCGATGACGAGGAACACAGCTTCCACTAATCGATGGATGACTTCTTTCTCGCTTGGTTCATTCTTCCGATTGAATCCGTTTTTGAGATCGATGAAGATATCCATCGCCTTTGCATAGATTGCTGACCGATAAAGAGGAACATGTGACATATTCCACAGCTTTTTGGGAAGGTGCGGATTCTGGAACTTGGCATTGCGAGCAATCTCGCAAGCGATTTGCGTTTTGCCGGTGCCTCGGAGTCCATAGGCGATGATGATGCCGCCGGCTTCCGCGATTGCGAGTGCCTTGAAGTATGCCTTCTTCCATTCTTCTCCGTAAAGCTCCAGATTTCGACCGTGACGGTCTGGGAAGTCTACTAGCGGTGTGTCCACCCTCGGAATCGCTGAAACGCTCTCTGAGGGGTAATTCTGTGCAAATGCTGGAGTCTCTTCGTCATCTGGCATGGTTGCGATCATCTCGTCGATATTGGCGAGGAATTTTGCTGCTTGTTTTTGCTCTTCGTTCATAGGTCTGGGATCTCGATCTGTTCTCTGCCGTTGTGTCGGGAGGCATAGGTGCTTGCCGACGATTTGCTCTTGTCTGGCTCGTAGATGCCCTGCCACCCATTGGTCATCGAATATTTCAGCGCAATGATTGCCCTGGACTCTCCCATCTCACTCAGCTTGGCAAACTGCATCTTCCTCGCAGTCGGGGAGAGAGGCTTCTTCTTCTCTTTCAGATGTCGCTCCCAGTCGCTCCAGATCGATGTGAACTCATCTGAACAGTATGGGAGTGGAGTCTCGTCCTCTTCTTTCTTAATAGTACATTTACTCTTTATATTACTATTACTATTACTAGTAGGGTATGGATACCCTATCGATACCCTTTGGATACCCTTTGGATACCCTTTGATTTCGCCATTCTCGTCGAGCATTCCGTTCTTTTCGAGGGATTGGAAGACTGGATTGTGCGCCTTGCAATCTCTAGACAAACGTCCTTGCTGGAAGTCGATGAACTTAACGATGATGAGTTTGCCATTCTCGATCCTGGCGATGCGATCACCCAGTTCCTGCAGCTTTTCAAACGCTCGTTTGATTCCTGTCTGGAACTCGCAGAGGGCGAAGTCGGGATCGATGATTCCCGCCTGGTCGCAGTTGTCTACCATCCAGAACCAAAGTAGCTTGGCATCGGGTGACAAGGATCGGAACCATGGATCACTCCATTTCTGTGTTTCTGTGTATCGCTTAGGCATGATTCCCTCCTTTCTCGATTCCGTATTGAGCGATTAGCAGAGCATCGGCAGTGGCGTGGGTGATCTTCAACGATGGGAAGAGTTCCTGCGCTCTGCGCTTGGTGACGTTCTTATCCCCTCCTGACATACATCCCATGGTTTTCTGCCATACCTGTGGACGAACACGCTCAAAGGGGATTCTTGCAGCAGTCAGTGCCATCTCCAGTTGTCCAAGTCCCTGACCAAAGGTGAATGCGCTTTTCACGCCCATCTGAGGTGAACTGTGGACTGCTTCAAGGTACGCTTTGCAATCATCATGATCTGCGATTTCGTCTAATAGCTCCCATAAATCTTTGAGCGTATCAGGCATTTTTTCTACGCACGGTTTCCCCTGCCAGATCCATGCGATGCCTCCATTAGTGCCTGGGTCAATTCCAATTATGGTCATACGAATGTTGTGTAAAGTGTGTCTCCATCTGCGAGGACGGAATAGTTTGTTGTTCCTGTGCTGTCAGGTAGTTTTGGCAAGCGAATCGGCACGACTCTGGCACAATAGTCGGTAGTATTGGCGATGGTCACTGCTTCCTTGTTTGCCTTCTCTGCCTCGCTGGATCTCCACGGATTGCGATTCTTGTTCATCCATTGCGTCCAGATGTGTGATCCCCTGGGGCGGATGAAGATCAGGTAAATGGTGATTGAGTTCATTCCGTCCAAAGATTAAGTGTTTTCAGAAATGCTTCTGCGCGTTGCGCGGCGGTGGCTGATCTATATTTGCTCATATCGTAAGAATTGTTAGCACCCCACCTAGTTCCAGTGACTGACTCAAGATTTTCTGAATAGTCTAAATCTAAATCGTCATCTAGCGATTTCTCCGCCTCATGCATCGCGTTTAGGTCTGATTCGTATTTAGGAAAATGCCGCAAGCAATTTTCCGTTCCGTCGTCAATCGCGTTCGGTGCCAATCCCCACATGCATCTTTCTGATATTTCAGTCCACCCGCAAACTTCAGCAATTTTAATTCGTTGTTGTTCTGGTTTCATATGTTATTCTTTCCAAAGTTTGATTTTGAGTTTCTTCGCCAGACCGACCACTGCGTCGATCTCGTCATCGTGGGTGTAGTTATGCGATGTCTCGCTTTTGTATGCTACCCATCGATTGTCTCTTGTCTTCATGGTGTGGATCTCCTGCTCCTCCATCCACTGTAGTCGGGGAGATAACTCCTCTGGCATATCGAATAGGTTCATTTCAGTTCGATTTTGAGTCGTCCAACTTCGGTTCCATGCCCTGTCTCGATGAGGCAGTGCCTGACTCCAGCCATATCACGAAGGACATTGGCAAGGTATCGCTGCTCGACCTTGCAGTTCTTGGAGTATGGGACGGTGATGGATGCAAAACCAAGCTCCTGGGCTTCCTTCACCTCGTCAAAGCTGAATACCTCATCGATGCACTGCATGATGGCTGCATGAACTTGATGCTCGATCTCATCGAATGTTGGATCGTCGGTGTGTTTGTGCGCTCGATGGACTCCAAGACGGCATCCAGCCTCGACCGCATTGCTTAGTATTGTGTAGTATTTTGGTTTCATATTGTTATGTGGAAAATTTGCCCTGCTGCGAACCTCTGGGCGAGAGTATAATGTGCTGTCGCAGCTCAGTCAGGATTAGTAACGACTCCTGAAATATCGTGTGTTGTAACTATTGCCTGGCTTAGCTTCGCGGAACTCTACTCCCTCCATCAAACTGCTGGCGTGAGTAGATTCCACTTTTTCTCTAGATAACCAGAGGTCTTTCTTGTGTGAAGGAGATGCAACGAGATATTTCTGTGTCTCAGCGTCCCACCCGATAATTGTCTTATCGTAGTAGGTGGTGCCAATCTCCAGAGGTGTGTCATCGAAGATGCTCATGGTGCTAGATCAAAACGGAATTTCAGAATCGTCGCTATTCTGAGAACCACCACCGTCTCTTGGTTTTGGTTCGTAGAAGGAGATCCACCCACTCCAATCGGGAGATACCGGCACTCCATCGAGTTTGAGGGAGAGTTTACCATCTCCTTCAAAGACCGTTCCCACCGTCAGGTAGCGTTTTTTCTCTATTCCATCCTTTGCCGTGTATTTGCCCACGGTGGCGACTGCATCGTATTTCTTTTTCATAAGTCAAATTGAGCGTGTGGGATGCGCTCCCCCCAAATTGTTAAATGTAGGCAGGTTTCTCGATTGTGGTGATACCCTCATGCTGGCGTGACCAGCAGTCCATGGCGCATGATGCTTGCCACTTAGCGACAGCATTCATGTAGCCAACGCGACCAGCATCGATGAGGTCTTTGCTCAACTCCACCCATGCCGTTTCGTGTGGCGCATCGACTTCAATGAAGCAGATGACGAAGCGTGTGCGTTTCTCGCCACTTGCGGCGTTCCACAGGTCGAGGTAAAGACCTGCTTGCCAGTGGTATCCTCGATCGATGATTGTGGAAGTAATGTTCCGAAGATTCCCGATTTTGGCAGTGGTCTTGAGATCCACCAGTAGGTCGAGATTGTCAGGCACGATGTCGATCATGCCTTTAATCTCAGTAGCTCCAATGGTAGCGAAGACTGCCACCTCAGATTTGTAGCCACCAGCAAAGCGTTGCGCGTAGTCCTCAGAGAAGACTGCCTCGCATCCACTAGCTGCCCGAATGTCGGCATCTGTGACGATCATTTTACCCATCGCTCGCGCATCATCTCGCCATTCTTGCGCCACTTTCGTGCGAAAGTCTGAGAATGGAGAGACTGCTGCCACCTGGTCGATGGGGATGTTCGGCTCCAGAATCGCGGAGTGAATTAACACTCCGAGATCCATAGCTTTAGTGGACTCTCTCCCTGTCGAGTGTCTCCACTTGTAGGGTGATTGATTGAAGTCCCACAACAGTGATTTACTCACTGGTCCGTTCAGGTTAGTAGGAGATGCGGATCGAGCATAATATGCTCTGCCGAGGTTGTATTCGATGGTTGCTTGTCTCATGCTTTTGGTTGTTCGGTTTTCTTGGATGCTTTGGCTGCGAATGCCTTGTTGATCGCTGCGACTTTGTCAGTAGTCAATTCTGCGACTGCGCTGACTCCGTAGTGCTTCAGGAATGCTGCCTCATCAATGCCGAGGTTCTCGATGTTCTCACGGATGCGAGCAGCTTCTGCCGAGGTGATATTCACTGCTGGCTTGTTGTGTGCTGCGGTGTTGCCATCGTCATCCTCCTGGGCGACTCCGCAAAGTGCTGCGAGAGAGTAGCGGCGAAGGTAGGTGG